AACACTTTAACTGCACCACGTAGTGCTGCAGTTAATAGAAACTTAATTAAACAGATATTAGGAAAGTGGAAAACACAAAGACAGGTACCTGTCACTCTCCCCCCTCTCCCAAACTTGTCAATTGATCGAGTCCCGTCTCGGAAAACGCCAATTTTGCTCAACCAGCAAATAGGGCGAAACATACGAAATAAGCCTGAGCAAAGAGAAGTCGATAAAATCGCGCGTAAAGATAAAGTATGTAAAACACGTCCCGATAGTAAAAAGGCGCAAAAAGGAGCAGGAGGAAGCAAAAAATTTGTACCTTGGTGCAAATAACCGCTTGACAATAAGTTAGCCCTTCGGGCATAAACTACATATAGGGTCAAAAACTACAAGTCTCATTCCGTTATCATATTATATATTATCGGCCATTGAGCACTTAGACCCTTCAAATTAAGAAGGAGTAAAAGTTGCACATACTTTTAATAAAACAAATTCTCAGACCCATCATCACTAGATGTGGTACAATGCTAGGTGCATATTTAGCAGGCATGGGAATTGCTACTGCACAAGTAGACACAATCATTTTGGGACTAACAGCGCTCTCAGGCGTTGGCATCGACCTCGTAACACGGAGGTTTATCAAAAATGATTAAATCAGCAATAATTCACGCTTTAGGCGGCATAATTGTAGGAATAGCATTATTTGCTCCATTTCTACTGGGGGTAATATAATGGGATTTTTTAGTTCAATCGGCGGATTGGTTGGTGGGTTAATAAGCGCACCATTAGCAATCGGCGGCGCTTTATTAGGCGGCGTTTTAGACGGCAAAAAAGCAAGAGAAGCTCAAAAAGCACAAGTAGCAGAAAACAATCGTATTGCACAAATTGCCGCACAAAACACAAATGCACAAATGCAAAACAATAGTAGACCTGTACAAACAGTTACTACTAACGAAGCTGATTTTGACAGCGTTATAGAAGACGCAGAAAAAGCAGGAATTAATCCATTAACAGCATTGCGTACGGCAGGACCAAATTCAACAGTAACAACAACTACGACACAAGTTGGCACAACAAGATATGTAGCTCCCCTACTCTCTACAATGCCACGCCGTAATTATTTTGATGTTATGAGCGATGCATTTATCGGTTTTAAAAGTTTTCAAACAGGGCAAATAAATCGACAAAAAGAAGATTTGGAAATGCAATACTTGAAAAATCAAGTAGCAAACACAATGCCAAATTTAGCCAGAACTGGTATTACTAGTGGAGATATTTTAGGTTCATCAGATTTATTTACAAATTCTAAGTTAAATAACGGAACGCACCAACTAGGTGTTTATGATTTTGTGCAAGAACCAGTATCACGCGAAGGCGTTACTGCTACTGGATTTGGAACAATAGACTCAAAAATAAAACCAATGTGGGGATTATTTGAATCACGACATGGAGAGCGATTAGCATTTCCATGGACTGAATGGGAAGGTGATCAAATGTTTACTATGGGCGCTGCAAATTTCTTTTTAGAAGCAAGACATTTAAGAGATAAAGGCTTAACAGCTGTAAAAAATTGGTGGAATTCTGCTCCTGCAGATTCAATACCAATGTCAGAAATACGTAATAAAGTTAATTCAAGAAAAATTATTAAAAGTTACGTACATACTCCAAAAATATCAGCACCATGGATTGATAATACAGGAGCGCTCTTTGACTAAAAAGAAGCCCTGTAAATGCAAGAATTGCCGAAAGCAATATAAAACCAAAAGGAAAACAAAAAAATGATTAATGGAATGAATCAAAACAATCTTTTGACAACTCCCTTGACGCCTAAGCGATCAACAAGGATAGATCAAAAGACAGTTATTACATCAGGAAACGCAGGTAAAATTATACCTATTGCGTGTATACCATTACTCCGCGAAGACGGTGTAAAGCGAGCAAGAATGCAAATTGCAACTGAGATGATGGAGACTGCCGAAACCCTTTTCAACGGGGTCAACGTGACCGTTATGGCACACTTAGTACCTAAATTAGCATTTGATCGTTTTAATGGAATGGACGATTTAAACAGGTCATACCAAGGCGTACCACGTGAGGACGGCGAAACGCCAATCCCATTTATTGAAACACATACATTTAGCCAAGCTGATAATGAGTTCTATAAAACTTTAGGTATGCACGCACAAGGTTCAGCAACAGTAAACCGCGATTACATCGAAGCTTATAATACTGTTGTAAACTTTAGACGCAAACAGCGTTCATCAAGTTTAACAATGCGAACAATGACGGATACTTCATTAGCACAAGCATTTTGGAATCATACAACAATGGCACACATTGTTCCAGATTTTGATCAGGCAATTATTGACGGCGAAGTCGGATTAAATGTCACTTCAGGTAATTTATCATTACATTCTGGAAGTTCTGGTACTTATCCACCTGATACAAGATTTAAATTACCTTTAGGACCAATAAACGGTACTATGCCAACAGGCACTGAAGGTGATTTCAACTGGGGCAATGAAATTTGGGTTGAAATGGAACAAGATGGTATATCTGTTTCATTATCAAATATTGAATTGGCTAAAAAAACACAAGCTTTTGCTAAAGCTAGAAGTATGTTTCAAGGACATGATGACGATTATATAATCGACACATTAATGTCTGGTATTAGAATTCCAGATCAAGCAATGAAACAACCAATATTATTGGCACAACAACG